TCCGTAACTTCGACTATCGTTACTTGCCAAAGCGTTATAGACCAAATGGATCTTGTATCCGAGGCCGTCACCGATGCGAGTTCTGTATGAGAAGTCGAACAAAACACGAGACTGGCGTGTCAGAATGAATCCCGGAACGACCGGCTTTTCACCAACACATGCCGAAAATTCCCGCGGAGCAGAAAAAGCAGTAAGCTTCGCCTGAAAATTTCGAGGCGTGGCCAAATCAACGTACTTCACACCATCGTAGTGATGCGCAGTGACCTCGCCACCCACGTAGCTTTCCTCAACGGCCACAAGCCCGTTCCATGCAACGCCTGACCGGTCCTTCGGATACAGAACGCCTCGATCGCAGCCGTCCTCGTATCGCTTGTTCGGCGTGTTGTTCCAAACGAGTCTGGACATGCGGGGCCTCCCTATCCTGTAGTCTTGTGTTGCTGCTTTCGCTGAGCATTGATGTCTCGACGCTTCTGAGCAAGTTCTCGAGGGCTCATCTTCTTTTCAGGCTTCTGCTTCTCGTTGATGACCTGCACCAACGTCAACAGCTTACCTAGGTGCCAATACTGAGCTTCCCAGTTAATCTGAAGAGCGACCATCCAGTAGTAGATTACCTCTGCTGTGATGATCTCTCGACTTGTTGGGCGGTTCTTCTCTTCAGCAAACCAGGTCGCGGTTTGCTTTGAGTTGATGTAGTCGTTAATGCCCTTGATGTTCTCCTGCGACAGTAGATCAAAGACCTCAGCAGGAACGTCCGGAGTCAATACCATTGCCTTGATGTACCAAAGCAGCTCTTCCGCTGACTTTTCCGCCGTTGCTAGAAAGGGCTTCTCCCAGTGAGACTCCCATTTTGACAGGGAAACCAGAGAGTGCTCAAGCTCCAAGGGGAACGCCTTGACGACAAACTCGTTCGTCGCCTCGTTGTAATCCTCGGACAAAATCACGTTAATCTTGAGCACTCTCTGGCCTCCTCATGTCAGGACTGGTACTACGGAGCCACCGGAGCGGCAGCGAAGAGGGCAATGACCTCCAGCGGCAGCGGAAGACGCGGAGCGACAGCAGCCACAACCGGGTCAGTCGATGCCTCGACACCGTAGAGAATCTCCTCCAGGTCCGCCAGAGCGGCCGGCGAGACCTTGGTGCTGTCGACAACGAGCGAAGCCGTGGGGCCGTACTCCTTGTCATCGACGACGCCGACCTCGACCGGAGTCGTGGTGAGCTCCCAGCTGAACGTCAGCGCCTCGGGCGAGTCGTTGACGGTCGTGTAGCCCTTCTCCGACGGAGCCGCAAGAGCACCGTAGACGAGGTGCAGCTTGTAGCCGAACCCCGTGCCCTCGAGATCGTTGCCGAGCTGCGTTCGGTACGAGATACCGAACTGCCGACGACGCTGCTGACCGATGTAGACGCCAGCCTCGGGCACCGCGGTGCCGTCGCACTCGGCAAACTCGTCGGGGTACGTGAAGGCCTCGACAGTGGCGCCGAACTCCTCCGCCGACGTGAGGTTCAGGTACTTGATGTTGTCCGCGTACTGCGGGTTGGACTCCGCACCAGACGGCGACTCGGTGACTGCGGTGAGGCCGTTCCAGGCGAAACCGGAGGCATAGACGCCCTCGGTGTTGGGCAGGTAGAGGACACCGTGGTCGACACCGGTCTCGAACCGGCGCTCACCGACCTGGTCCCACTTAATCTGACGCATGTTGTTACTTCCCTTCAGAAGTAGAGATTGTACACGTAGTGGTTGAGGTTGTTCATGACGTAATGTCTCTGGAAGACACACATCGGTAGAGCTGCGAGCGCATCAACGAAGTTCTCGTTGGGTGTTCTCGTGATAAGCGTCACTTGGTAACGCTTTGCGTGAAGATAGGGGACGTTGTCGGCAAACTCGGGAATGATGTCGTCGAGTTTGTATGTGATCGCTGGATAAGTCATTGATTGACTTCCAGGGGGCTGGAAGTAGACACTGTCATCTTCCAGCAGCACCTCAAGAAGGGCCTGAAGCTCAACCCGTCGGGCCATTGTAGACACCTCCTAGACGAAGAAGCAGGCGGGGGCGCTTGTCCGTGATCTCAGTCACTTCCCAACGCACCCCCGCCAGCTTCACGTACTTGATGGCAGACATGTGTTCACCGACAAAGTCATCGGCCATGATCTCAATCGAGTTACCAACAGTAAGATTGTCGTTGACACTCTCACCATTGACGAACCTTCGGGAATCCTTTACCACATCGCCGTAGTGCATGCGCTCTGTGATTAAATCGTCCCAAATGCCCGGTTCGATTTCGACCGTGCCCAACGCGTATCCTACCTCGCCATAGAACCTTGCCATGCTGCCTCCGTAGGTTACGGCGCGTACGTCCAGGTACGAGTCGTGTTGAACTCCAGGTAGTGGCCCTCGGCCGCGTGAGCCGTGAACTCCGTCGGGCCGGTGACAACGACGTCACCAGTGACGACCTCGTCGTTGACCGTGTAGAACACGCCCGCCTTGTTGGGGACGGTCACCGTGTCAGTGGCACCGTTGTAGCTCGGAGCCTGGGCCTCAGCCAGCAGACCGAGCAGACGACGGACGACGACGGCAGAGAACGGCTTCGTGAGCGCACCGGACAGGCGGGTCTCCTGCAGGTACTTGTGCTTGTTGAAGTCGATGTCGAAGTCCTCGAACGAGGTCAGCTCACCACCCCGAGTAGCACCGATCGTGTAGTCGGACAGGCTCACCATGATGGCGAACAGGTCCTGGTGGTCGTCCATGATCTCGACCGTCACGATGTTGCTGACACGAAGCTTGTCCCGGAGGACCTGCTCCGTCTCGTAGAGCGAGCGACCGAACTTGTCCTCGTCGAGCATGATCTCGGTCAGCAGCGCGTCGCTGATGAACAGCGTCGGCTTGCCGGAACCGCGGAACTTCGAGCGCGCACGCACGAGCCCCTTGACGGTGTCCTTGATGGACACGTTGGCGTCCATGTCGACCTTAATCGAGTACAGGTCGCTGTCGTGCAGGACCGAGCGAATACCGGTACCGTCGATCGAACCCATCGGGTCCTTGACCTTGTCCGGGCTGACCGCAGAGCGGCCGTCACCGACGAGGATGCATCGAGCGAGCTCCTCCTCGATCATCATCCGCATCTCGGCCTTGAGCCACAGCACGACGTTGAAGTCGGTGATGTCAACCAGGTCGTCCCGGTCCAGCGACTGCTTCTTATAGATGGTAGTCGGCTTGGTGGATCGGCGCAGAAGCGTCAGCACCTCGTCGACCTTCTGGTTACCCTTGACATAGCCGCGCGCGCGAGCCTCGTCAGCCGTGATGTCCGCGAGCACCGTCTTGATGTTAGCGAACGGCGCCTTGCGGGTACCGTTTAGAACACCAGCAACCCACTCCATCCGGCGGGAAACCCACTGAGGGGTCTCGCCATCAGGGTTCTTGGCCTCGGGGAAGAGGATCTCAAGGTTAGTGATGGAGTGAGCGAGCTCACTGTGGCTGAGCTCCTTCTCGGAAGCGAAGGAAGCGAAGGCCTCCTTGAAGGAGCCAGTCTCCTTCGCCTTGGAGAGCAGGTCCATGCAGTCGCTGTGCGACAGGGACTTGCTGGTCGCGCCAATGGCGCTCTGGTCGAAGACTCGGGACACGATGGTGGATCCTTCCTGGTGAGTGAGGTTGCCCTCGTTGGTGGTGATGCTGCTGTCGATACCGGACTGGGCGGCGGATCCGCCCTTAGAGCCCGCACCATCAGCGTCGTCGTTGTCCTCGAGGGCGGCGCCCACCACGAACTTGACGTAGTCCTGCTGCTTCGGCGTCATCGACTTGAAGATGGCGTCGAGGGACTCTCCCTCTGCGTGCTCGAGATCGCTATAGGCGAGACCGGGGGCGGTCTCGTCCTCCTCGTGAGTACGAGTCGACTCGTTGGTCTCACTACGAGTGCCCTTGACAACCCCATCGACGAGGTTCGTCGTCGTGGTGGTCGTCTTGGTCTGGTAGGTCTTCGTGCCGTGCTCGAGTGCGAGCCCGGTGTAGATGACCGCCACATCCTCTGCGTCATCGAACGAACCGTCACTGTGTGCGACACGAACGTAATCGATCTTGGCGCCGGGATTGGCACCCGAGAGGACGAGGCTCACCTCACGAATAAACCCGTGGAGCACCTGCTTGCTGCGCTCCACCAGCTGGTTCGCAAAGATGGACATCATGGTGATGTCCTCGTGCTTAACGAGCTCCTTCGCAGTCTCACCCTGCTTGGTGTCGTTGAAGTAGCCGTACCCGTAGACGCCGTCCTCACGGGCCTCCAGATCGACGTGCCCCAGGACGTTATCGATGCTGTTGTGTCCGTGCTGGTAAACCAGCGGGACACGGATCTTGTCCTGGTGCTTGAAGGCCTCGGGGGTGATGGTCCGACCATCGGAGCACCTGAGGCCAGCCTTGGTGACGTAGCCACTGAAATCAGCTTCGGTCATGGACTGTCTCCTTCCGTGTTCTTGTTGTTCTCGGGGGGTGCCTCAGGCTCCGACGGAGCAGGCATGTTGCTATTACGGAGTTCGTCCGCCTTGGGATCCGACGACGGCTTAAGGCTGATGACGGATCGCAACTCATTTGAACTCATGATCTCGTTTCGAGTGAACTTGTCCGCGATCTCGGCAATGTTCATCAGTGGAACGAGCTTAAATGGATCTCGGAAATAAACGATTGACTGCTTCTGTGAACGAGCAGTCTTAGTGAGGAACGCTCGGCGCATAGCCTCAACAATGGAACCAAGGATGGGCTCGACAGTTCGGTTGTAGTAGTTCAGCATGGCCGCTTCATCAGCGGTACCATCCATGACCGAAGCGGTGATTCCCAACTCGGAATATAGCTGCTCCTTGAGCTCCTTGACCTGTGCGAAGAGGTTGTTTTCAACCGGACGATTAAGCTGCGTAACCTTCTCGGTACCATCCGTGTAGGCGATACCGTACTTGCTTCCCGTCAGCTGCATCTCGATGTCCTTGCGCCGGAGTTCTGCTTGCTGGCGCCTGGTTTCAGTCTTGATTGTGTACGGAAGCTGAATAAGGAGGTCTAGCTTTCCAGAACTGTTCTTCTCATCAGTCATGTCGAGAAGGTTGATCTTACGAATCAGTCGCTGCAGTGTCGAGTTCGGCTCGTTCATCACCGCATGCAGCGGATTATAGATGATAGCGCAGAATCGCTTTTCAAGCACGACTTCCTCGTACCGACCACGCTCGTCGTTGTACAAACTGACTCGTACGTGACGCGGCATCCACTGAACAATCTCACCGACACGAATGTCTCGAATATCGTATCCGGAAGACACTGCGGGATCGAGCGATGTCTCAACAGGTACAATGCAAGCATGGCCCTTGTCGAACAAAGTCATAACGATGTCCTGGACAAAGGCTCGAGGACCCTGATCGAGGTTTGCCTCAACCTTAAGGCACTCGTTCAATCCACTCGGCTTGTCCGAGAGGTAGCGGTCATTGTCGTCCAGAACTACGTGTCGAATCTGCGTAGAAGCGACGTCGATCGCGATTCTGGTATAGATGGAGGCGATGATTGATCGCTCGTTTGACATGTTGAGCCGGCGCTGATCCGGACGTCCCGAATATGTGGCGCCGTAGCCTTCCCAGGAGTGCATAGGACGAGACTCAACTCGGCCGTCCAAGAAGGCGTTCCAGGCATGTGATAGCCTGTCACGTACTGCCATTACTCACCTCCTTTCAGACAGATGGGTGAAGGATGGACAGATCGTCCCACCCAAGAGCCGTGTCGGCGTCCAGGCGGAAAGTCAGGGTTCCGGGCGGAGAGTCTTCGCCTCGGGTCTCTCGGTACCACTTGGATCCGGGATCCATTGCTGGCGTCTGCAAGTGAGTTCTAGACCCAGACACAGTCGCTGAAAAATGGTGGAAGTGAGAACTCAAGAGAATTCTCGTGCCGCGTACAGCATTAAAGCCGAAGTCCTGGCCCTTCCACCAGCTAAGCGCCTTGGCCTGAGGCGTGCTACCTGAACTACGCTCAAAGAGGTGCCCGTGGGTCAACCCGATCGAAACACCGCCGGCCAGTACAGCCATACTGAGCTCGTCATCCATGATGTTCCACTCGATGTTTGTCTGACCGGCGCGATCGAAGGCCTCCCTAACCGCCTCGAAATATGCGCAATCGTCGTTGTCACCGTCGCTGGTGATTCGCTTTCCTTCCGGACTGCGATTCTCTCCGTGGTTACCTCCAACGGCGGCCACGATGGTCTTGTCGAAGAGGGGCGTGAGAATATCGAGCCCCGTCGTGATCAGCTCACGGTTGATCCGACCCTGTTCACGACGGTTACGATCAATGAGGAACTGCTGTCCTGGATAGAAGCCGCACGTTCCCTCGCCGAGATCTCCGGTGCCGGAAAAAAGCAGCTCGGGCATCATTCTTCCTCGACGACGCAGCGCCTTAATCTGATCTGAAGCCTGCTCGAAGGAGTCAAGCACTCTCTGGACCGTTTGAGGAGTACCGTCGGCGCCTTCACGCTTACCGATCTGCCAATCCGATGCAGCAAACACGAAAGCATCGCTGGCGCTCATAGAAGGACGAACAGTTCGCCTCTTCCTTGCGCGAATGCGCTTGACGAGCTCGTGAATGTGCTCCTGGACAACCTCGGGGGCCTCTCCAGCCTTGACGTTGAACTTGTAGTAGTAGAGCCATTCCTGATCATAACGCATCCAACGACGTGTTTGAATGTCGCCGACGATCTGCCACTCCTTCGGATCGAAACCCGAAGAAATAAGTAAGTCTCGCTCCGTTGCGCCCGGGGTTGGAAGCCTTGTGATGGCCGAACCGATGTTTCCGACCTGCTCAGCGAAAGGCTCCCAACCCTTGGGAATGCTCTCTGACGTAGAACTCACTCGAACGCCTCCTTGTTTGCCTTGTAGGCGACGTAGGCGTCCATGAGGGCCGCTACGTTGTCGATCTTTTCATCCTGACGCTTCTTCATGAGCTTGCGGTTCCCGTTGGTGTCTTCGAGAGTAATCGCATTACCCATAGCGAATTGCATCAGATTCTCATCGAAGAGCAAATACCGCTGACTACTCAGAATCTTGAGCTCACCAAGCGGAACAGACTCAGTTCTAGCTCCCTGGATGACCTTCTCAAGACCAAAGGGTCCGTTCTCCGCTTCCCAGCGAGTCACAAACTCCTTGGCGTTGTATGGGTCGAACCCAAAAGCTCGAACATCGTAATGTTCCTTCTCAATGTACTTCTCAAGGTCATCGTAGACTTGCATCATGTCGAGAACCGTGCCTTCAAGAACTTGAAGGCTCCGCTCGTCAATGAATTCCTGATACTTAAAGCGCATTGCTGCAGGCAGCTTGTGCAACGTCAAGGTTGTGATGTAGCTTCGCACCTTGATTCCGTACATGCCGTTAGGTAACGGGAAGAGGAATGTGAAGGCACAGAAGTCGTCACCCTGAGAGAGGTCTGCGCCCATAGCGCAACCCATGTTCCAATAGTTTCGCTTACGAAGCTGAGGAAGCGTCTCCTCATAGGTGAAGAAGTAGCTGTAGCCTTCCCTCGGAATGCCGAAGCGCTTGGCTAGGATGTCATTCCTCGTTGCCGGCTGCTTTTCGGCTCGCTCAACGTCGAGCTGGTAGACGTCATAGGTGACCGTCTTGCCCAGGTTTGGGTTAGCCTTTACCCAAGTTGAAGGATCATTGACCTCTTCGATGTCATCAAGCTTGTAGTGCCAGATAGAGATATGCGGAGCGATGTACTCGCCCTTAAGGATGTCTGCTAGCTCCATCTTGATCGTGTCGCCAGAACCGTTACGAACGGTTCCCTCCGAACTGATAGCAACAATCAGGTAGTCATCCAGTTTGGATGCTCCCTGCTCGATCGCGCCGATAACGTCCTCACGGAGATCACCGGAGAGCCACTCATCAACAGTAGAAACCTTTGTTCGAAGTCCCTGGAGCTTGTTAATGGTCATGGGCCGAATCTCGAGAAGAGACCCTGTCAGAAAGTTCTCGACGCCCTTCTTCGTTGCTGCCAATTTGACCCGCATAGCACGTGAGCCCGTGGTGTTCTGCATCGATCCCTCGGTGAGGAACTGAAACAGAGGACCACGGGCTCGCGTGATTGATGTGCGGATCGGCGACATGACTTCCTCGGCCTGCTTCATCGTCGGCGCACACGCGATCTGATGCGTGGTTGCCGTATCGACATTGAGGAAGTAGTTTTGAATGCAGGAAGCATACATCGACTTCGCTGCACCTCGAGCGACGATCAAGTACTGCTTGACTGTCAGTCGCTTCTTGATGACCTTTGTAACGAACTGCCCACCGCGCCCATCGGGATTGGGCTCATAGACACTGCGCTCTACGAAGTAGTACCACCCGAAGATTTGCTCCGCCCACAGCTTGAATGAGGGGAGCAGATTCAGATCACCTCCGTCAGTCAGAGTTAGCTCATTCTCGCAGTAGAGAATGAACCCTTCCACCGCCTTGTCGTCGTAGAAGTACCGAGGATCGTCGATGAGTGCATCGATTCGGTTCATCTCCATAGCGATCTCCCGGTTCACGGGGACATCGCCTCGGATTACAGCGTCACGGAACTGGCCGTAGTAGATAGGTACAGCTTTGTTGGACAGTCCCATGAGCTCCTCCTTACTTCTTCTTAGCTAGAACCCCGAGAAGGGCCTGCTCGCCGTACTCATCCATGAGTCCCTTGATGAACTCGGCGCCGCGCTTTCGACGAGGCTGAGCCTTCTCAAGCTTCGCGTACTGCTGCTCAAGATTCATCCGCTCAACAGCGGCCTTGAGTTCGGCATTGGTAAGAGCGTCGGTAGTGCTAGCCTTCGCCTTCTGCCGGGCCGCCTTTGTCTTGACGGCATCAGTGGTCGCTACATTGCGGCGACCACCCGCGGTCTTAGTGACGCCCTGTCCGGCCTTGTTCTTGACGCTGATGGCCTCGGCACCTCGAAGAGAGGCCTTGGTCTTGACCTTGACCTCCGACGGAGCCTCTCTGGAAGCACGACGCTCTGCTCGACTTCGACGAACACCCCACTTCATCCCCTTGGTACCGAAGTGTTCGAGGAAGTCCTCACCGCTGTCCATCGTCTGCTGAAGAGTGGTGTCCTCCTTCAGCTTCTCGGGCGTGATAGAGATGACATGGCCGAGGTTGTTCGTACTGACCTTGAAGTCGGGGTACTGCGTTGCGATCCCTAGTCCTCCCACTGTGCCTTCACCTCCGTTGCCTTCATCATGCCGACATTACTGTCGAACCGATAGATGACCGCCCGCTCGGTCTTGGGGTTGTACGTCAGATTGATCGAAGCCTGAGCGAGGTGCTCATTGAACACCTCAGAAACAACCTCGTCATACGTCTTTCTGAGCCGACGGTTTTCGGGAGCATCGAGATCCTTCCCCTTGAACGCCGGGTCATTGTTAATCGCCTTGAGCGGCTTGTCAAAGGACTTGGCGGCGTCCTGGAAAGCCTTGTTGGCCTTCTCAGTGCCCATGGCGTCCTTTCGCCAGTCCTTGTACTCTGCCTTGTCGATCTTCTTCTGCTGACGCTTGGAGGGCACGCCTTCAGCCTTGACCTTTTGACGCTTACCAACCAAACCCATCTCGTGGCTCTTCGTGGCAACAGATCGAATTCGATCCAGGTCCCGACGAACACCCCACTTCATGCCCTTGACGCCGAAGTGCTCGAGGAAGTCCTCGCCGGCGTCCATGGTGTCCTTCAGATTATCGTCCATGAAGTCACCTCCCTTCTGTTAGTTGTATGTGTTAGACACTGGTCTTATAGACAACGTCCGGCAGCGACTTTGCCCCGTAGTATGCGCGGTCCTGTGCAACCTTCGTCGTCTTAACCCTACGACGCTCAGTAGAGTTCACTCGTGCGATCTCCGAGCCGCCTCGAGTTGCCGAAACGCTAATGAGACCGGTCCCCAACGGAAGAAGAGGAACCTTAACGAACTGCTGGCCTGAACCAACGTTGGTACGAGTCTCCGTACGTCCACCGACGTTGAATATGACGGTGTTGTTTGCTTCCTTGAAGAAGCAGACCACACCGACCGTGTTCTGGTCGGTCATTCCATCAGCTCGCTTTGTCATGAAACTAGTCTGACCACCGGTGTACGTCATTGCCGCGGCGTTATCCGTAGGCTGAACTCGGTGCGTCAGATATAGAGCGTCCTTGTTGATCTTGGGAAAGGCGCCCATCTTCCACTTGATCGCATAGAAGAGCGACATGTCGAGGAAGATCCAACCATGATTAAGCGTCGGAGCAATGTACGCTCCCTCGGCATAGTCGTTCCATGTAGGAACCTGAACCAGGTCGGCCGGAATATGATCCGGATCGTTTGGCGCGCCAATGGCGGTTAGCCAAGACTCGTGTAGAGTCCCGAAGTGATCACACTCGTAGTAGTTGCCCTGGTTCGGGCGGAAGTCCTGCGCCGTGACTGGGCACATGAATTCGTTGCCGGGGAAACCGGCCTTGATCGCCTTGTGCATCTGACGGTTCTGGGAGGTCTCACCGCGGCACTGAGCCGGAGAGCGATCGCCCCACCGAGAAATACCATGCGTGATTCCCTGGAACAAGGGCTGCTGTCCAGCAGTGTTCCAAGTCCTCTGATAGCAAGGCAGGAAATATGTGTCATAGCCGCCGACCTTGATGGTGGCAATAACGTTCTTCCAGAAGTCGAGAGGCACGTTCCCAGTACCCGTCTTGTCCGGTGCGGACTCAGGGTAGTAGGGCGCGAGCATGAGACGGTTGTTTCGGAAGTAATGCACTCCGGGATACGTCTTCTGCAAGTAGAGAATGGCCTTTGCCAGATTTGCAGCGGTAAGCGTTGCGTTTGTGGTGCTATCCGGCATCGGAACCAAGTAGAAGCTTCCGGCGCCATCCTGCCTGTTGACCTCAGCGCACGCCTCGTACAGCTCGACAATCCTTCGCCAGAAAAGCGGTGCACCGCCCTTTGTAGCGGCCACTGACATGTTGTACTCAGCGTCGTTAACCGGGACGTCAAGCCAGTCAGGCGTGAAACCATCGATCCCGGCCGACATTGCCTGCCGGATCTCGGTGATCTTGTCCTGGACTCGGAAGTCGAGCATCTTCCCCGGAAGCGTCGGCGACTCAACCGTAGGTCGAATGTTGCGCATGTATCCAGGACGATCTCGAACCTCGCCGCCATAAGCAACATAGGAACCATAGGACGGCGGGTTCCATCGGTGCCACTGGTTAACCGTAGAGTTGGGCGTGTCGTCAGCAGCGATCCGCGTGTCGACGTCAGGTGCCGTAGGCGAATCCTGGTTGGCCGTAAGTGCAACAGGGAAGGTGAAGAAGTAGTGTGCGAAATACTTCTTTGACACCGCTCGCAGAATCTCCGGCTTCGGAACATCGAAAGGAAGATCCGCTCGAATTGTCCAGATAGAGTTCTCCGGCTCGATCGGAGGCTTGGGCTTGGGTGGGATAGGCGTAACCGGAGTTAGCGGTGTTCCCACAGCTCGATTAACCTGATCCAAACGAAGTGCATCAACCCCATAGTTTTGACCATTCAATCGAAACGACTGAATCGTCCTGTTGACCTTGTCGAGCCGCACCTGCCAATCCGACGGTGTTGCCATGATTACTCCTCCACTGGAACCCGAGTGATGACGACGTCCTTGATGCTATACGAGCCCCCAAGGACTGCGTTTGTTCCGATGTGGAAGTATCCACCATAGCTGGGCATAACTCCAGCAACACTTTCGATCCAGATACCGCTGGTCAGGTCCGTAAGACGCCATG